ATCACCGCAAACTTTCTTGCGTGATTCAGCTTTCTGATCCTGCCACGTATGAAGGCGGGGATTTGACGTTTGAACATGTTGCTCAGTACCCGAACGCTGAAGAGATGCGGCAGCAAGGTACGGCAATATTCTTCCCATCGTTTGTACGGCACGCGGCCCTGCCCGTGACTTCAGGTAAGCGTTACTCAATCGCTTCGTGGTTCGATGGACCTAAGTGGAGATAAAGATGAGCGAAGAGAAAACCAGTTTCAGTATGGAGAAGGTCGTGGACATGTTGTTCCCGGTCTTGCTTGCGGCTGTGGCTTGGCTGCTGGGCGAGATTACTTCGTTCCAGAACCGCTTGATTGCCATCGAGTCGAAGATCCCGATCCTGATTACTGAGGACGGTGTACCGACTGACAGCCCGTTGAGCGCAGCCAAGCGGCAGGAACTGAAAGACGATTTGATGGACGATATTCATGACTTGCAAGTGCGAGTTAAGTTGATGGAGGAGCGCGGCAAATGATGACGATGGTCAGTACTTTCCTGTCCTTCCTCGCGGGTGGCCTACCCAAAATCTTGTCTATCTTCCAAGACCGGCAAGATAAGAAGCATGAGTTGGCTCTCGTCGCCGCCCAAAAGGAGCGTGAGTTGGCTTTGGCTGAGCGTGGCTTTCTGGCGCAGGCACGGGTCGAAGAGATTAAGTTGGATCAGATCCAGACTCAGACCGCTGCCGAGGAACGTCAGGCTCTCTATCAGCACGACATCGAAATTGGCAAAGGTGCATCACAGTGGATGATCAATCTTCGCGCCAGCGTCCGTCCGGTCGTGACATACATCTTCGTGCTGGAACTCGTGGCGTTGAATGTCGCCGGGGTTTGGTATGCGTACACCACGGGCATTCCCTTTGCGATTGCGATGGAAAATGTCTTCTCGGACGACGAGATGCTGATTCTGTCTTCGATCATCGCGTTTTGGTTCGGGACGCAGGCGTTTAACAAGAAATGAGCGATCCAGCCCAGTACCTTGCTGCCAAGATTGCTAGTGCAATCGGGGGCTTTTTTGGCGGCGCAGGCATGATGTCGTTTATTAGGCCGAGAAGTATCTCGGAGGCATTCATGCGCGGCGCGATGAGCACCGGCAGCGCTATCATATTTGCAGACCCCGTTTTGCGCGTTGTCGGAATTGCGTCTGATTGGGAAATGCAATTGATGAGCGGCGGGGTGGTCGGGTTCCTTGCCTACAGTCTTTTGGGAGCGGTCGCTAACTTCTTTAAGCAGAACGAAAAAGCGGATATAGTGACCTTGGTCAATAAGGCAAAAGGCAAGCGCAAATGACCCACACAATCAATGAGTATGCGCTGTTTGTGAATTTGCTGTGCCACCTGTGCATCTTTACCGGCGCGTTATATGTCGTTCTGCACAGCACTAAATTACCGAAATGGCACATCACTCCGCTTTGGTACGCTGGGCTGTCCTGCTTGCTGACCGCGATCACGATACTAATTGGGTATGTCTTCGGGAATGAATTTCCGTTGTCCTACGCCAGCATTGGAACGATAGGTGAGACGGCGCTGAATATCTGCCTGTCCATCATTGCCCTGACCTTTACAGTTGCGACAGCCAAGAAGCACAAGCGCAAGCGATGAAAGTCTCCGCTGCCGCCATTGACATGATCAAACACCATGAGGGGGTAAGGAATAAACCTTACCGCTGCCCTGCCCTCTTGTGGACTATCGGTGTCGGCCATGTAATTGACTCAACACACGCAAACGTCCCATTCCATGAGCGCAAGAATCTACCGATACCCGAGGGTTGGAATCGCGTCATCTCTATGGGAGAGGTGGATTCTATTCTTGCTGAAGATCTTCGCCGGTTTGAGCGTGGTGTTCTTCGACTTTGCCCTGCTGCTTCTGGTCGCCAAGGAGTCTTTGATTCTCTCGTATCTTTTGCCTTCAACGTGGGACTGGGAAATCTTCAGAGATCTTCTCTACGGATGAAGACAAACCGGGGCGAGTTCGACGAAGCCGCAGATGAGTTCTTGAAATGGACTAAGGCAGGTGGCCGTGTGCTGCCGGGTCTAGTCAAACGCCGTATGGATGAACGTGCGTTGTATCTTTCGGGAGTTGTCTGATGCCTTTACAAAAACTGACGCTTCGTCCGGGGATCAACAAAGAGTCCACTAATTACGCAAACGAGGGGGGTTACTTCTCATGCGATAAAGTGCGATTCCGTTCTGGTTATGCAGAAAAGATCGGTGGGTGGATTAACCAGACCACTCCTACCAAGACGTTTGTCGGTACCTGCCGCTCTCTGTTTAATTGGATCACGCTTGTCAATGAGAATCTTCTTGGCGTAGGGACCAATCAGAAGTTCTACGTCGAGAACTTAGGCGTTTACCACGACATTACCCCACTTGCTTCGACGGTGACTTTGCCAACTGATCCGTTTGCTACAACAAGCGGTAGTTACAGAGTCGTTGTCACGACTTCATCTGCACACGACCTGACTGTGGGTACGTGGGTCACGTTCGGCAATACTCCGTCCGGTACAGATATCATCGTCAACGGCATCACGCTGTACTCGTCTACGGCAGGTATCGGCGCGTTCGAAGTTGTTGATATTCCCTCTAGCACTACGTTTGCGGTGCTTGGCGATACAGTTGCTTCCGGTACGGGCACGGGCGGTGGTAGCGCAGCCACGGCTGCTTTGGAGATTGATTCAGGCAGTGCCACTTACTCTAGCGGTCTTGGTTGGGGTTCAGGTCCGTGGGGCTTCGGTGGATGGGGCGTAGGCTCTGCCATCTCTAGTCAGATCCGGCTGTGGTCACAAGACAACGACCAAGAGAACCTCCTGATCAATCCTCGCGGCGGCCCGATTTACTATTGGGTAAAAGATACCTCGACGTGGGCTAGAGCAGTCACGCTCAACTCGTACGCCAATACGCAGGTTAAGCACACTACGACGGCTACGTTCTTAGCCGCTGCTACCACGATCACGGTTACTGACCCGACAGGTATTGATACGGGTGCCGTTGTTGTCGGTACGGGTATTCCTGCCGGTACTTACGTTACAACTGCGTATGTTTTGGGTAGTACTTCTGTACCCATCTCGGCGGCAACTACGTTAGGCTCGGCTGGTAATTACACGTTTAGTTACGCCGGACGCCATGTCCCCAACACGACTTATCAGGTGGCTACATCTAGCTCCGGTAACTTTTGTATTGCTTTCGGATCTAACCCATACAACCCGTTCAACTTTAGTGAGACTTTCGACCCGTTGTTGGTGCGTTGGTCTGACGCAGACAATCCGTTTGAGTGGGTGCCATCAACCCTGAATCAGTCAGGTGAGACCCGGCTTTCGTACGGTTCGTACGTTGTTGCTTCTACGGACACTCGTCAGGAGATCCTGATTTGGACCGATGCTGCACTGTTCTCTATGCAGTACCTCGGCCCTCCGTATGTGTGGGGTATCAACTTGCTGATGGACAATATCTCCATCATCTCCCCGAATGCGGCGATCACGATCAACAACGTCACGTACTGGATGGGTACCGATAAGTTCTACATGTACTCCGGTCGTGTGGAGACGCTGCCTTGTACGCTTCGTCAGTACATCTTCACAGATATAAACGCGGAGCAGATCTCGCAGGTTGTCTGCGGAGCCAATCAAGGCTACAACGAAATTTGGTGGCACTACCCGTCATCTAATAGCCTCGTTAATGACAGGTACGTTGTCTATAACCATCTCGAACAGACTTGGTACTACGGTAATCTGAACCGTAGTTATTGGCTTGATTCACCACTCCGTCAGTACCCGATGGCTGCCTTCAGTGTGCAGACTTCTTACTTGAGTTCAGCGATTAATTCGTCGGTTACAAACATTACTCTGCTTAACGCCGCTACTTATCCTGTGCCGGGTGTGGTGACAATCGACTCAGAGCAGATCTACTACACGGGGACTACGACTACTTCTCTGACCGGATGTGTTCGTGGCTATAACGGTACGACTGCGGCAAGTCACATTCAGTACTCGCGTGTGGCATACGAAGTACCCAATCAGATCATGAATCATGAGTACGGCAACGACGACCGGTCTTTGCTTGAAGTGCGTCCGATTGCTGCCTACATCGAGTCGTCTGATTTTGATATTCAAGACGGGCAGTCTTTTGGATACGTGTGGCGCATCCTCCCCGATCTGACTTTTAATACTTCCTCGTCAAACAACCCTAGTGTGACTTTGACGGTCAAGGCTCGGCAGAATTCAGGTACTAACTACGCACCTGCTGATAGTCCTAGCGTGCAGGAAACTTCACGGATTCCGATTGAGCAGTATACGGGGCAGGTATATACACGGGTCCGTGGCCGCCAGATGTCGTTCCGACTCGACTCGGTTGATCTCGGCGTGGCTTGGCAGATGGGTCTGATGCGTATCGACGTACGTCCGGATGGGCGTAGATGAGTACTACGCGGTTACAAAAGGTCCGTAACCTTGTGGCCCCGAATCTGCCGGTGGCCCCGAACGACTACGAACGACGGTATCAGGATCAGTTCTCTAACGTCCTTCGCCTTTTCTTCAACCTCGTATCGAACGCGTTCAACGCACCCAAGCCACACGGATCTTTTTACGATACGACAACACAGACTAATCCGGTTGCTGGCGCTGTTAACCTGATGAAGTTTGATAGCGTCTACAACTCGGGTGAGACTCAATTCAGCGTTAATAAGGATACGAACCGGGTCTACGTAGCGGAAACGGCTGTATATAACATTCAGTTCTCAGCCCAGTTAGACAAGACGGGCGGCGGTGCAAGCGACGTATTTATTTGGTTACGGTTGAACGGGAACAACGTAGCGCACTCCGCTACCAAGATGGTCATTGACGGACCTAACAACGAACTCGTAGCCGCTTGGAACTGGGTGATTACCCTTGCCGATGGGGACTATATTGAACTTGCTTGGCAGTCACCCGACGCCAACGTGATCCTGTTAGCTGCCCCTGCGTCAGGCAATATTCCGCAAATCCCTTCCGTCATCCTGACCGTAACGTGGGTGTCGAATGTCTCTACCTGAAATGGTACGATTTAAGCAACTTTTCCCCACGGGGGATTTATGAATCAGACTTATCCACAGGGCGGATTGGCCGCGCTTCTTGCTTCCAAGGGGCGTAAGGGTGACTCCGTTTTAGTCCATATGACCCCCGGCGAAGTAGAGGGGTTGCAGGCGCTTGCCTTGGCTACGGGTGGTTCTCTTACAACTAACCCCGATACTGGACTGCCAGAAGCGAACTGGCTTAAGAGCATCCTTCCCGCGATTGCTGGTTCTGCCCTGAAGACC